GTCATGCTTGTCAAGCAGTTGCCTCCGATGAGCCAGCTGTGGGATTCCGTAACCCAGACTTTGATTAAATCGCAGTATGGCACCGTGACCGGCGTGAAGTCTGGCAAGATCGCGCAGATTAGCATCAACTGGAAAAGCGCGAGCCCTGACTCGTGGGGCAGTGGACAGTTCGGTACAATTCCGGAGGGTTGGAGGCCTGCGGTCGTCACGCATGGTACGTGGTCGGGGCGTGATGGTGGCAGCCAGCGTGATTTCATTCTGGAAACGAATGGCAATTTCCGTTATGCCAATTGTGGCGCGGCGCAGGACAGCGGCACGTTCTCCGGGACGATGACCTACATTCTCGCCTGAATAGCTTTCCGTAACCCTTGAACGGCAGATCTGGCATGGGCCATACGGCATGACGGTACATCTCGCCAAAGTCGGCATGATGGCGTTCGCTTTTGGCAACACGTCCTTCACATCCGACATCAATTCCAACGGCCTGATCGTGAATGAGACGATGGCTGCCGGTTTCCTGCCGGAAGGTGAAGGCGCGATACTGCTGGAAGGTGTGAACGAGCAGCATGGAGCCTTGTCATTCGACTCTGACGGCAAGGTCACGATCAGCGGCAGCATGAACAGCGGATACTATTTCCGCGTCTGCGGCTGCTGGCCGGTGAAATAGCATTCCGTAACCCAGACGTGCCAATTGCAATGGCAGTCCACCGGCTCGTTCGTTCCGGCGGCTTACGGCGCTTCGAACACCATCACGGTCAGGGATGGTTTGATTTTCGTGGACCTGTCTTCGTTCCGAAGCACCGTGAACGTCGGCAACTTCACTGTCTGGCTGTTCAAAGCGGGCGTGAAGCCATCCAAAACGATCGGTCTTGGGTGCGTCGCGAACGTGAACGGCACCACGTACGGAAAACAGGCGACCTGGAACACGGACGGGTCGGTGACGCTTATCGGAGGCGTGGGTTCGTCCGATATCGTCCAATGCTTTTCGAAGATCATTCCGGTGCCCGATGGTGTGGAATTCGTCTAGGCCGCCAGCCAGCAACCATGCGATGTGGAATATGCATAATTGGGATTCCGCAACCGCAGACGCTTATCGCCTTACGGTGGTAGCCAGAACGGCGGCTTTTTTACCACGACGATGACCTATATCGTTGCCTAAACCGTCGCGACGGGAAACGATACGCTGCCGGCATGCCATGTGTTTGCGGGAATGGTCGCATCATACGCGGGACGGAAATACACGCTGCTGCCGACCACATAAAGCAGCCGATTCTGCATTTGACTGCCCTGCTGACTGTCCACGAACACGCCGAAACCTTCCATTACGGCCCGCACATCCATGCTTGCCAAAGGCACACCATCCCACGCCTTCTTCTGGAATTGGCCTTTGTTGACCCACCGGCAGTAGACGGTCGCCAAACCATTGACGACGTATCCACTGATTGCGAATTCCGGGTCGGTGGTCACTTTCGTGAAATGAATCGGGGTTACGGAAAGCTAGAAATCATGGGATTGGGAAACAAAGCGTGCCGACGCAATCCTGATTGCTGCCAACGTTTCCCAAGTTCGCCACTCGGATAGTTCCATCAGCTCTGGCCGTGAGGCCTCGCGCCGTTTGCCCATTTGATACAAGGCAGACAGTCACCAAGTCAACGATGGGACGATAGCAGGACGCGAGCTTTACCGGACATTCAACAGCATCCCAACTGCCCGAACCGATTTTCCCACTGAACTTGATCAAAATCATCCTGCCGTTACGCATGATGATCCAATTGGAATCCTGGTACAGGGTTACGGAAAACTATTCCGTCATCCAACAGCCGTGCGCCGTGGAGTAGGCGGCTTTCGTGTCGCCTAGCATCCGCACCTTCCCGCCACGCTCGACAAGCAGGCTGAAGCCGCAGGACAGGAACGCGATGATGCTCATATCGGCGAGTGGACGGAACGCTTCTGGGATGGTCTCATTCGCCGTCGAGTAGTTCTGCTGTCCACTGCCGTCGAACTTGACGTTGCCGTTGACCGTGACGACGCGTCCGACCCGACACAGAGTGAGTCTGTCGTTCGTATACGGCGGCTTCCATAGCTGGGTTACGGAATGCTATTAAAAATGGATTTCCACGATTCCACCTGTGACAGTAATTTCAGGACCAACGAGCAGATTGACCGTCCCATCCGGTGCAATCGATACTTGGACCGAACGCTGCAGGTATGACGGGTGGATGAATGGAATCGCCACTGTCGTTCCGGACGACAGTGTGGCTCTGCCATTCAAGGACTTGATCGCATTCGGGTTAGACACTCTACCGATTGGGTATATTCCGCCATTACTGTTGCCGTTGCCGTTGCCAAATGGGAGGGTTACGGAAAGCTACGCGGCTCCGATGATGAGTCTTTCCCATGCCCGCTGCAGACTTCTCAGCACGGACAAATCGGGGCGGAGATAGTAGCGGGCGGTTGTCTTGATGTCGCTGTGACCGAGTTGTCGTGCGACCACTGAGATATCGGCTCCCGCAGCGATTGCCAGAGTGCCGAAGGTGTGCCTGAGGTTCCTTGGCGGCACGCAGGGGAGTTTCATGCGTTGGCACCATGACGTGTAATGAGCTGCCACCTGGTTGGCGTTCAGATCGCCGACCAGCCTGCCGGTTCTGCCGTGGCGCAATTGCGCGAGCCGTTTGACTGCGAACCGTGGTAGTGCGACCGTCCGTCGGCTCTGGTCGGTCTTCGGGTCGGTGACCGTTTCATGTCCAGCGACCCATTGCACTGACCTTTTGACGGTCACGGTTCCCCGGCGTAAATCCAAGTCGGCCCATTCAATGCCGACGGACTCGCATCGGCGCAGTCCCGCGCAGACGGAGACCAATAACCAGGCTTCCAACGCGTGACCGTAGAAGCCTTTGAGCAGCCGTCTTACCTGTCTGACGTCAAGCACGCGCGGCTCATACCGCCGCAGGTGCGGCAGTCTGATTTCACGACGTGTCACGTCATTGTCGGTGACTCCCTTGCGATAGGCGAGTCGGAGTATCGCCCGCAGCACGGCCCACGCCTTGCGCGCGGCGCCGGCCTGATTGAACGAGCCAAGCCACTCCTCGATGTCGTTCGCGGTGATCGACTCCATGTCGACGCCAGCCCATTTCGGCTGGATGTGGCAGCGGTAGGCCGACTCGTAGCCCACCCTCGTGCACTCGCGAAGCTTCCCGCAGGAGGGCCACCAGACCTCATCCACAAACGTTCCCAACAACATTTCAACCTCCAAAATCCCACACGTAGTTATCGCAGCTTCCAACGGTAGCCACGTGTGGGATTTTCCTTTCGGAAGGACTCCCAATGAGCCAGGAAACCATCGTCGCAATCGTTATCGCCATCATCGGCAGCGGAGGCAGCGGCGTGTTCGTCACCTGGATTCTGAGCAAGGTCGACCAACGTCACGATCCACTGCATGAGGGCGTCAGGGAACTGTTGTTCTGCAAACTCGAGGCTCTGCACCGCCAGATGGTCGATGCAGGTGGTGTTGCGAGCATTCCGTTGAAGCAAAGCGCGGAACGAATATATGCCGCTTACCACGGTCTGGGCGGCAATGGAACCGGAACCTCGATGATCCAAGACATACGTGACGCGCATATCGCGAACACAGATTGAAAGATTCAAAAGATTTCCACACCGTCCGTACAAGGCGGACGGTACGGACAAAGGAAAGGAGAGGAATTGAACATCCTCAACAAAGACAAGCCGAAACACAAGCACATGAATCCACGCCGACAATGGCGCAAGCTACTGGCCGCGCTCACGGTCGCCATATCCATGGCGGTCGCGCCGGCCGCGATGGCCGACATGAACGGGTACGATAGCTCGAACTGGCAGTGCGGCATCGACACCGCGACCGTGCCGGCAGATTTCGTCATCGTCGGCACCACATGGGGATCCGGCGGCGTGTACGGTGGTTGCCTGTCCAACGGCGTCAACACCGACGCGAACCGACAACTCGCCGGAGCCATCAACAGTGGTAAGGAGACCGGCGTCTACCATTACGCGCGCGGAGGCAACCCGGAGACCGAAGCCCGGTTCTTCGTCGACAATGTGCGCGGATACGTGCACAAGAGCGTCCTGGTCCTCGACTGGGAGGCGCAGGACAACGCCGCCTGGGGCGACAAGCAGTGGCCACGCAGGTGGGCGCGCGAGGTCAAGCGACTGACGGGCGTGAACCCCATCATCTACACGATGGACTCCGGCTACTGGCAGGTCGCCGGCATGGAGACCGAGCTGAACTGCGGCATCTGGATCGCCCAGTACGCCACGAACATGGTCACCGGCTATCAGACCGCCCCGTGGAACCTCGGCGCGCGTGGCGAGGTGATGCGGCAGTACACGTCCAACGGCAGTCTCAACGGCTGGTCCGGACGACTCGACCTGAACAGGTTCCGTGGCGACCGCGCGGCATGGCGCAAGTACGCGAACCCCGACGACAAGGGCGCGGCGAATCTGCCGAGCGTCAAGCCGAAGCCCCAGCCAACGACCGCGCCGACGGTCGACCTGAACGCTTTGGCCACGCGCACCATCCGCGGCGACTTCGGCAATGATCCGGCCCGCAGGCAGGCGTTGGGTGGCAATTACGCGGCGGTCATGCAGATCGTCAACAGTCGCCTCGGCGGAGGTTCCGGCGGAACGGCCGCCACGGGTTCGCGTAGCGTCGTGGTCCGTTCCGGCGACACCATGTGCGCCATAGCCGAACGCACCGGCCTGAAGCCGGTGTCCGCCTGGCGTGTGCCGAGCGGTGACGTCAACAGGATTTATCCGGGGCAGATCGTCACCTATGGCGGCGCGTCCGTGTCCATCGCTTCGAGCGGGGTCGGAGGCCATGTGGTCCGTTCCGGCGAAAGCCTTTGGAGCATCTACGGATCCGGCTGGCAGTCGGCTGCCGCACGCAATGGCATCCGCAGCCCATACGTTATCTATCCCGGACAGTACCTGCGCTGAAACTCCCGTTTCCACGACTTTAAGCGTTGTGGAGACGGTTGCCGCAATGTTTAAGGAGGTGAAAAATGGATGAATCCAATAGTCCGAAATCCGATTACCTGCTGCCGGGCAGGGTATACGACATACTCAAGTGGCTCGCATTGATCGCCTTGCCGGCCATCGCATGGTTGGTTGGTGCGGTCGGCCCGCAATGGGGACTGCCGCATTGCGGCGAACTCGTTACGACCATCAACGCGATCGGCTTGTTCGTCGGCGCGCTCATCGGCGTAAGCCAGCTCACGTCTGTCAAGGCCGACGAGGACGGCCAGTGATTAATTTTCTGACGTGAGACTCGAACTCGCCCCTCTCTCAGCTTCTATGCTGAGGGAGGGGCCTTTTTCATTTTCCGATGGAAGGCTGCGCGGTTCGACCACATCGACACGATATCGACACGATGACAGTTGCGAACAGTTAATTTCAACAAAGCGAACCACTGCGTATCGTATTGTCAAAAACGTTGGAATTTCAACGTTCTTGACAATGCTCACACCCGGCTACGCTCAGTCATGCCATGCCCGAATATAGCAGAATGTCATCGTCATCGAAGAAGTAGTCCACGAGATCCAGATAGAGCGGCAGCATACGGTCTCGTGCCTTTGCCCATTTCACCTCATTCGTGGCGCATATGCCATGTTTCTGCTTGATTTCTTTGATTCTGACGCATATCTCTTTGCGTTTATCTTTTGGCACGATGACGGCTCCCAGAGCCATGCTGTTCGAATCATCATGCTCAAGGTGACATGTCTCATCGCAATACAGGTTGTATTCGGTCATTCGTGTTCCTTTCAATCCATCAATCGTCCGGCGTTTCGGCTTCGAGGCGTGCGTTCGAATTCCTGTTGGCGGCCACGTCATAGTCTTCGGGGTGCGCGGCGATACGGTCGATGAGATCATCGGTGATCTGGGACTCGCGCTCGCGAGCTTCATTGCGCGCGGCTCTAGCAATGAATTTCTCGGCTTCCTCAATGAGTTCATGTGGATTAATACCGAAAACTTCTGCTAGCTGAGCTATTTGCGTTACTTTGATGTCGCGCTCGTTTTTCAGCATTCTGATTAGCGTTCGCTCTGGTACGCCAGACTTCTCCGAAAGCTCTTTGATGGTTAATCCTGCTGCAGAACGTTCTGCAGCAATTGCTTTAGCTGTTGCTTCATTAATGTCCATATGGACAGTATAACGACTGTAAATCTGCTAACAACTGCCCGTTTGGGCGTGTCGCACTTGCATACTGCCTAAATGGGCATTAGTATGCAAAGCATGGACAGCATGAAGTATTCAGCAACAGTTGCAAAACGAGTTGACAAGGCTCTTTCCAGTGCGAAATTCAGCGTTTCTGAGGCGTCGGAGAAGTCTGGAATCCCTCGAGTCACATTGACAAGGAGGCTTAGATATCCAGCGTCATCGCCATTCACTGTTCGTGAATTGCATCAAATTGCTGAAGCGATTGGGTGTGATGTCAGTGAGTTCTTCGTCGGAGACAAAAAATCATAAGTCGCTGACGCATGAATCGAAAGGAGAATCCGAAATGAGCATCAATATTCCGGCCGAGACACCGGACGAATCCACGAACCCGATCTCCGTTGAGGAATTCGAACGCCTGCACCCGGCGATGCTGGGCGCGATAAGAAAAGCCGTCCGCGAGGAATTGGAACTCTCTCACGCGGACGGCCGAACGTCAGCTGATGTTCAGCGCACGTTTGATCTTCAACTGGTCGTTCCGGATGTACCGCTGGTATTCGGCGATGCCCTGCACGGCATCGGCCAGCGACACGATGGCCTGCTGAATGTTTCCAGATTGTGCGTAGGCCTTCGCGTCATTAGCGGAATTCACTGGATCGCGTTGCATATTATCACCTCCCTTCTTTACGTGGGTCTGATCATTCTCCCACTCGGTAGGAAGGCCCTCAAACGAAACACGTCGGAAAAGCAACCGGCACTCGCCGACGCATGAATCGAAGGGAGAATCAAATGGTTGTTGATTTGTCCAAGTATGACGGTGACTCATTCGAAGCCGCACTTGATGTCTTCTATGGTGTCATGGACGACCTGAAGACGCAGGCGGCTGACGGACGGCTGACCCTCACTGCTCTTGAGACGTATCGTTCGCAGATTGTTCGTGAGACGTATTCGAAGCTTGCTGGGATGAAGCAATCTGGGAGTGGACTCCAAGATAGTCCAAAACAGTCGCGCCGTCTGCAACGGCTCCAAGGGCGAGGGCTCCGGCGGCGAGACACGGGCAGACCTTCGTCTTCAGGAAACCGACCAGCTTCCCTTGTGATTCGGCGTCTTTGGAAACGGTGGCTGCGACATTGAGCGAGGTCTGCAATCTAGCGAACGCGATATCGAGCTTGAAATCGCCGGTCAGGTCGTACTCGTCCAACGCTATTCGAACTTCGCGTGCAAGGCGGGCGATGTATTCCTTGAGCCCTTGCGGGAGTGTGATGTCGTTCAGCAACGATGGCAGCTCGTCGATCATCGAACGGATATCGTCGCGGCGTTGACGTGGATACTGTTCGGGTCCCTGGTCCAGCAGTCGTTCCGCCGTGCGCAGCGCCATCCGGTCCTGAATGCTCAGGGAAACGTTCGACCTGTGCATTTCGCGGCTTTTCCCGCCACGCTCGTACGCGGCCCAGATATCAAGCCAGATTGATTCAAGGCAGGTCGAGGCCAGTTGCGCGTCCTCGTTGCCGGCTTCAGCCATGACGCGAATCGTCTGTTCCACGACAGACATGGCGCCAGACACGTCTGCGATGGAGAACGTCACGTTCTGCTCTTCGTTGGCTGTGAGCAGGAAATTCTTCACAAACTTTGCGGCGTTCATCGCCCCTCACTTCGAAAGGAAACAAAATGACCAGTGAGATTCAATCCTACAACTTCAACGGCGCCTCGTTGCGTACCCTGACCGATGAGGCGGGGGGAACCTTGGTTCGTCGCCAAGGGCCAGACGTACTTCATCCGCCGGTACTGCCTCCAGCCGTCGTTGGAAGCGGGTGCGTGATGGATGACAAAGAGGTGTTCGCCGCATTGGCGGCGGCGTTGAAGCCGATGAACACAACGAAGGACATCGCGGACAACTGCGGCATCAAGGAAGGCACCCTGGCGTACTGGCGTAGCGCGGGCATCGGCCCGAAGTTCGTGAAGGTGGGACGAATCGTCATGTACCCGAAGGAGCAGATGATCGCCTATTTCGCGCAACACCTGTACCAGTGCACGGCCGAATACGAGGAAGAGGTGGGTGCGTGAGCGTGATGACTGACAACAACTGGCGTACCGATACCCCCGTGGCATGATCCATGGGAAGAAAAGGAAGACGAATGAACGACATCCATAAAGCCTGCGTCGAAGCGATATTCAGGGAATTTGAGGACCATGGCGACGCCATCAGTCCGGCCTGCGGCGACTTATGGGACGAAATCGAAGCAAGGCGTTCGCTCGGTCACATCGTCGGATACGTCGACCTCGACGTGGCCGACCTCGTGGACATCGTCATCGACGCCATCAACAAGGAGCTGATGGGATGAAGGCCCTTGCCCGTGTCATCCTGCATCAGCTGCTGTTCGCGGTGTGGTTGCTGGCCATGTGGGTGCTGTACTGCACGCCGGCCTGCACTCACCCGATCGAACATCTCATCGCCGCGCCGTTCGCGGTGCTCATCCCGACGGCCGTCATCATGCGTCGCCTGTGCTCCGACCCCCGCTTCATGCGATGGCTGAACGAGCAACGGCAGTGAAGGACTTGGACGGTTCCGCACACATTGCGGCATGGACGCGGTTCGTCATGCGCGGCCATGCCGGAACCGCCCGCGCGTCAAGGAAAAGACGTTAAAACCAGCCGGACGGGTCATCTTCTCTCTTCTCCTCCCGCCCGGCCCTCGCCGGGGCCCGCGAACGGATGCGGGCGCCATGGATCGGCGTGTTGAGGTCACGTCGGCGGATGGATGCGCGGTTCGAATCCGCGTCCCGGCACGACATCAATCCAAAGGAGGCAAACGTTGCCAAGCAAAACACCAAGCAGGCCGGAAGGTGAGAAGTGGTTCGAATGGCCGCTTACGCCGGCCAGCGTCGGCATGACGTCCGCCGAGCTGATCGGCGAACTGTACGAGACCATCAGCGCGCTCAACCGCGACCGTGGCTGGAACCTCACCATGGTCGCGCCGGCGCGCTTCGGCGAGATTGTCATCGACCGCGAGGCCGGATGCCTGCGCGCGAAATGCGCGTGGAAGGCCAAGGATCCAAGCCAGCTCGGCCCGGAACCGGCTGGATATGTGAAGGGAGCCTGACATGGCCATAGGGGAGACCGTCATCACCATCGTCGGCAACCTCACCGCGGATCCGGAACTGAGGACCACCGGCCAGGGCGCGCAGGTCGCCAGCTTCACCATCGCCAACACGCCACGCCAGTACAACCGGCAGACCGGACAGTACGAGGACGGAGACGCGCTCTTCCTCCGCTGTTCGGCATGGAACGACCTCGCGCAGCATTGCATCCAATCTTTGTCCAAGGGTATGCGGGTCATCGCCCAAGGCAGGCTCAAGCAGCACTCGTATCAGGCGCAGGACGGCACCAATCGGACCGTCGTGGAGCTGCAGGTCGACGAAATCGGGCCATCGCTGCGGTACGCGACGGCGCAGGTCGCCCGCATCAGCCGCCAGGGCGGTCCCGTCTACGGCAACCCCGCATCGCCGCAGCCGCCCGTCAACACCGGCGTCGGTGGCTGGAGCCAACGGCCGCAACAGTCGGCGCAGACACAGCAACCCGCCGCGCCGCCGGCCGATGATCCGTGGGGCGCGCCGGCGGCCGACCAGTCATCATTCGGAGGTTTCGGCAAACCCGATCCGGAACCGGAATTCTAAAGGAGGAAGCAATGAAAGCCAGCGAACAACAGGCGCTCATCCCGTAGGAGGCCACGCCCGACACGCTCATCGACCTCATCGGCAAGACGCAGCAGGTCACCAAGGCCGCGGCCGTCGTGCTCAAGGCATGCCGCACCGTCATGGACACCAAAAACAAGCAGGAGCACATCGACAAGTGGGGCGGCATCCACGCCATCACCGAAGCCGTGTACGACTGCGCAGACCTCGCTCAGCGCATCCTCGACGCCGGCCTGGCCATGGAGAACATGTGCGCCAAGCCCGCCACGTCACGGCAGATGATCCTCATCGACGACCTGCGCCGCAGCCTCGACATGGAGGATGGCGACGTGGAGGCGTCCATCGACCCGGACACCGGCGAGATCGGCTAAGCCTCCAAGGAACCCGAACCACGGAAGGAGAAGAAGAATGTGGTTCATCATCGACGACCAGATGGCCGACGACAGGCGCATCCGACGCCTACCGCTCGCCACCGTGGGCCTGTGGGTCAAACTCTGCGTCATCCACTCCAAAGGCGTCTCGATGCAATCGAAGGACCCGTCGTCGTATCCCGGCCACTTCGACCAGTTCGACCTCAAGGACGCCGGGGGCACCATGCGCCAGCTCCAGCAGCTCATCGATGCGGGACTCATGGAGGAGCACGACGGCGGATGGCGTCCCGTCTACGCCGAAGGCATCTGCAGGGAGCCACGAGTACTGACCGAAGAGCAACGCGAGGCGCGCCGAAAAGCCGGAAGCAAGGGAGGCCGCCGTAAGGCCGCCAACCAAAAGGCCAAGCAAACGTCGGGCGACTTGCCGGAAAACAGCCAAGCAAACGGAGAGCAAAACGGTAGCAAACCTTCTAGCAAGTTGCTAGGGGACAGCCAAGCAAAAACATGGCATAAAACCGATACCGATACCGATATACCCTCTCCGACCCCTCCCGCCGGCAAACCGAAGCAACCCGCCACGCCGGAATCCGGCTTCGACCATTTCGCCGAAACCTATCCCGGATCCGTCGGCGCGAAAGGCCGCAAGACCGAAGTCGAAGCCAGAGCCCTGTACGCGGCCATCGCCGGAAACCCCGTCGAACTGACCCGACTCCAGACCGCGCTCCGCCGCTACAAGCGCGCCGTCAACGACGGCCAAATCCGCAGCGGCCACATCCCACGACTCAACACATGGCTCCGCGACCAATGGGAGACATGGGCGCCGGAACCCATCACACCCGCACGCCAGCACAAGCACACCTGGAACTGCGAACACGTCCACCAGCTCATGGATCCACATGAGGACGCATACGACCACACCGGAAGCCTCCGCGACGGACATCCAAGCGAATGGTGGCAGGCATGCCAGGCATGCGCCGACGAACTCAACAACCAAGAAACCAGCAAGGAGAACAAGCAATGAGCAACTACCAAAGCGATCAGATCAAGCTCATCAACACCAGCCTCATCGACCCGCACCCGGACAATCCACGAAAGCAGATCGGCGACGTGACCGACCTCGCGGCGAGCATCAAAGCCAACGGCCTGCTCTCGCCGCTCTCCGTCGTACCCAACGGCGAGCGCTATCGTGTCATCGCCGGCCATCGTCGTCTCGCCGTATGCAAGCAGGCCGGCACCGGAGCCGTGCCGTGTTTCGTGCTTGACTTAGACCCGTTGCAGCAGTTGGAGGCCATGGTCACCGAAAACTGCCAGCGCGAACAGCTCACCGTCCTCGAGGAGGCCGACGCCATCCAGGGCATGCTCGACCTCGGAGCCACCACCGCCGCCGTCGCGCACAGGCTCGGCCGAAGCGCCGACTATGTGCGTGACAGAGCGAAAGTGGCGAGCATCAAGGCGGACGTCAGGAAGACACGCGACGACTTCGACCAGCTCACCATCGGCCAACTCATGGCCATCGCACGATACGACGGCCAGCCGGACCGTCAGGAACGCCTCGCGCACGCCGCGGGGACCTCGAACTTCGACTACATCCTCCACAACATCGAAGTGGAAGATCGCCGGAGCCAGTGGTTCGCCGATGTCTCCGCGCTCCTCGCCACCGGCACCACCGGTCTCAACGTCATCGAGGATCCCGGAGAGACCTTCTCGGATTCCGAATGGCATTACTCCGGCGCCATCTTCCCCGCCGCGGGCACTCCGGAAGAAACCATCGAAGAGCTCCGCAAGCAGAATCCAGACGCGGTCTCCGTCCATGAAGCGACGCAGACGATATATCTCTGGGATCGTCGTGATGCGGCCGCCGAAGCCGAAAAGGAAGCCCAGCGAGCCGCCGAACAGGGCGAACGCGACGCCCGACAGCACGTGCTCGAGGAATACGCCGCCACGACGGCTGACAAGCGCATGGCATGGCTCCACGGCCATCTCCATGCCATCAAGCGCGCCAAGCTCATCGAGACCACGGCAAGGCTCGGACTCCTGCAGACAATTGACCCGGACCCGACCGGCTTCACCAAAGACCTACACACCTGGAACGACGCCGCATGCGCCCGGGAACAGTTCGCCGCCATCGCCGGCATCAAACCGGAACAGGCGCTCGCGGAACTCCACACGCACCTCGACTCACCGGACTGGCCGACATACGCGGTCATGATCCTCACCGCCAGAATCGAATGGTTCATCAGCCCAAATGACTGGGACTGGAGTGGCGACGACAACGTCAGCCGCCGCATCCCCGGCTATTACCTGATCCTCCAAGACCTCGGCTATGAGCCATCCGACGACGAGGCCGAACACCTCGACCAGCTTGTTGCCGCCATCACGGAAGAAGACGAGGAGGAAGACGAATGACCAAGGAACAGATCAACAGACTCGCCCAACTCATCACCGACACCGCGGAAACCGCGGCGAACATCGAACTCCAGGCGCTCGCCGGCGGCAAGGCCGATAACGGCATCGCCGCGATGGCCTCCGGACTAAGAACGAACTGCACTTCATGTCTGGTGCTGGTCAACGGCCTGATGCAGGAAGGAGCGCGTTGTGAGTGAGTTCGAGGACTCGAAGCGCATCGCTTTGGAACGCCAGGGCTGGCATTGCCTGCGCTGCGGGACGAACATCCACGATCCGTCACGATGGCCCGGACGAAGCGGCCATCACCGTCAACTGCGTCGCGCGGCGAATCCGGATGTGCGACATAGTCCCGTCAACATCATCGAGCTGTGCGGCTCGGGGACGACCGGCTGCCATGGGTGGGTCCACCAGCATGTGGCTGAGGCCGAACGGCTTGGACTGATCGTCCCGCTCGGCATAGATCCTCTCTCCACCCCAGTGCGCGACTGGCAGGGGAGATGGCTCTGGCTCAACCAGGACGGCACGGCCACGCCATTGACCATGCGCGAAACATTGACAATTCAAACGGAAGGAATGACAAATGCACGAGAATAACGGCAAACCGGAGGCGCTGCTGTGGATCGACTTTGAGACCACAGGCGTGGACAGGCGCAAAAGCCTGCCATTGGAGATCGGTATGGAATGTACCGACATGCTGGGCGAACAAAAGTTCGGATCATTGTCCCGCATCATCCGCCCGGACAGACTCGACCTCCTGTCCATGAGCCCCGTCGCCTTCTCCATGCACACCGACAACGGCCTGCTGTTCGAACTCATGGGAGGCTCCGTGCGCAATGACAGCATGGTCGTCGTGGCCAACGCCGTGGAGGAATTCCTTGACTCGCTCTCCCAGCGCTTCTCCCTCGTCCCCGCGGGGACCAACGTGGACTTCGACCTTGACTTCCTCCGCCGACTCAACCTCAACCCTGACGCGTGGCTCACCTACCGCAAATACGACATGGCCACCATCCGCCGACTCGTCACCGTGCTCGGCGCCCCGGATCCATACCAGGGCGACAGCGGCCCGCACCGGGTGAAATCCTGCATCGCACGCGACATCAAAGACTACAAGGCCATGCTCGAGACACTCGCCGTCAAGACGGGAGACCACAAGTGAGAAAGACCATCAGCCACCTCGCCGACCGGCTCGGAGACGCCATGGCCACGCTGTTCACCCTCCTCGCGCTGCTGCTCATCCCGCACGCCGTCATCAGGGCGATCATCGGACAGGCGCTCCACCAGTGGACACCAATCACATGGCTTGCCATCCACACCGCACTGACCATCGCGGCGCTCGCCACCAGCCTCGCCAGCTATGCGATCGCCGTACTGCTCGCACCGCCAAGACCGGAGACCTACCAATGACCGAAGACCAGCAAGACCAGCTCGTCATCAGCCTCGACACGCAATACGCCGTCGCGCACGCCATCTACAACCGATTCCACGCCAACGGCCACCGCAAACACCTCACGTGGGAAAACCTCGACGACGACGGCCGCGAACCATGGCGCCTGATAGCCAAGGACGCGATCACCGAGATGCTGGCCAGCCCGGAGATCGGAGGAACGGCATGAGCCACACCGCGATAATCCTCCTGGCGCTCGCCTTCCTGATCGGCTGGATGGGTGGCCGGGAATGAGCATCATCGTCCCATTGCACAAGTGGCGGTCGGCCGACCCGGCCATCCTGATCGGCCGCCGCTGCATCGCCCGCACCGACCAGGACGTCGTCATCGACGGCCGGCTCGAACTCATCCGACATCCGGACGGCATCGCCACCCTCCGCTTCCAGGGCATCGGAAACGACATCATCGACCATGATCCGAACACATGTTCCAACAGCATGAGCGACGGCATACGAAGCCTCGCCATCTACGGAAAGGAATGAAATGCACACCGTCAGAATCGCCACCAACCCACGCAAATGGCGCAGACCTGCGCCCTGCCCGGCATGCCGCAAGTCCCGGCCGCTCATCCTGACCCTCGGCACTATCTACAAACTCCGCACACGCAAACCGGTCAACACCATCTACGGCTGCATCTGCCCCAACTGCCGGCACAAATGCATCCTCCACGTCGACGGCAGAAGCCTCAAAAAAGCCATCCGCCTCTGGAACCACCACGCCAGCCATCAAAGGAACGAACAATGAGAAACACCATCTGCGCCACACTTACCGCCATCACCCTCACCCTCTGCACCGCGCTCGCAGGATGCGGAAGCGCGTCGGAGCCTTCCACGCCAGCGCATGCGGTCAGGTCCGTCGACTCGCAGTGCTCCGCCGGGGCCGACGTATTCACGGAATGCGTCATCACCCTGACCGACACGAGGCAAGTGGACTGCATCGTCTACTCGACGAACGGCAAGCAGGCCGGCCTGTCCTGCGACTGGAGCCATGTGAGCGGCGCGGACAAGGAGCCGGCAAGATGAGCTACAACGTCGTCACCACGGAAGGCATCAGAACGTTCGAGAACATCGACGATGCTGGCGGCTACGCGCAGGCCATGTCCTTGAGGACTGGCGAGCCGGCCAAGGTGTTCAATGCCGAGACCGGACTCGTCGCATTCACCGTCCGCCCAACCACGAAGGACACGAAATGAGAATCAATTTCGACAGTAAGAATGGCGTTTTCGACATCAAAGCCGAAAACGAAGAGGAAAAAGCCCAGCTCAAAACGTCGGCGGTCGCCATCTGCAATCTCATCATCGATTTTTTCGACGGTGAAGTCCAAGAAATGAAGGCGGCGAAGGAATGAAACGCATCACACTCAAGGACACAAAATGAGCAATCGAAGTTATTTGGTGCCAAGGCCGCCAGCGTTCGACCATGAGCATCCCAGACCGAAGGAGGAAGGCGAGGTGCTGTACTGCGGAAATTGCCAAAAATGGTACGTATCATGGTTTCCCCTCACCGAAGTCAAAACCATATGGGGCCGCCGCCCCGAATGGTGGATACGCATCTTCCACCGCAAACCATACGAGACGATCATCCAGCAAATACGAAGGGAAACGAAATGAAAGACAGTGAAGCAGACATCGCCATCGGCGTGCTCAACAAACTCATCGACCAGGAACTCGAAGCCGTCCGCGCCGCGACAAGGGACGGCAATACCCCCTTCGTCGGCTACGCCCAGACCCGACACAACGCCTTCCTCTACGCCAGGGACGAGATCAGGAAGGCGCTCGCCGCAGCCGTGGATGAAAGGGGTGCGGGGAATCCGTTCCTGCCGCGGCGTGACGAGTTGGTCACGCGGGATATGCACACCTGCGATTTGTGCGGCCGGTGGTGTTCAAGTCCCGTCTATTCCATAGGCCTCATCTATGGCGGCCAGGCGAAGACATTCACCGAGGTGTGCGCCGACTGCATGTGGCGGTTGAAGTTCAGCCCGGTCCGGACCATCTCGCTGGATGCCTACCGTCTTTTCGAGCAGTGGCGCCTGTCCCAATCGGAGGCCGACGAATGAAAGACCGGACTCCGCATCTGTGCCGGAACGCTCTCGGCACAGCCATCTGCGCCAGCAATGGCATCGGACCATCCCAGGATGCCGACCGGCGTATAGAGCATTGCGTCATCTGCGGCAGGTGGTGGAAGATCTACGCCGTCTCGCCGTACCTGACCATCTGGGTCGAAGTGCCAGCCTGGATGATCTGGCTGTTCTGGCACAGAATCTGGAAGACCGACCATAAATCATCCCACGGAAAGGAACCGGAACAATGAGCGAGGAAACACTCGAACCGCCACTGCCGCCGATCGACGCGCGCACCGAAGCCGTCGCCGAACGTCTGTTCGGACTCAAATGGGCGCTCCGCAAGGACTCCACCGAAATCATCCACGAGGAATGGCAGACCGCATCCGAATGGATCCGCGACGGATACGTTCGCCAAGCCATCGAAGTGCTCGCCGCCGCTGACCAAGCGCAACCCGCGAGCGCCGACGGAGGCGATTATGAGGAGCGGATGCGCGTCGAATACCGTGAGTTGACCGCTCGTGCTGGCAGGCTCAGGGGCATGCTGCAGCGGTATGCGGATGGCACGCTTGACTTCGAGCCCGTCTGTCCGATCGGTCTGTTGAGCAGGCAGCTTGACGTCATGGATGAATACGCCGTTCTGCTCCGCCATAGAGCCAAGCTCGAACACGTCGACCTTGAAGAACAGGACTCCGCCACCGAATAAACAAAGAACCCGACCTTCCGGCCGGGCTCTGGCATTACCACAAACCAGACTATCACGCCGGAGGGAATCGAACAAATGTACGAACCAACCAACGAATCCCAACCAACCACCACCAACACCACAACAAACACCAGCCAAACAACACCAGCGCTCGCCGGTGTGTGCCTCGTCTGCGGCGGAGGATGCGCTGTCGGCGACACCATGTGCGCGAGATGCGATGGGCTGCTCCGCGGCTGGCTGCGGGAATATCCAGCATGGTTGGATTCGCTACATGAGTTCCTGGACTCGACCGCGCACTACGGAGGCCGCCAGCCTGGACGCGTCAACCTTCCAGCCGCGCCGACGCCAATCCGATTGCCGGTGCTCGACCACATGCAGGCCATCGAGGATGCCGCAATCGCACTCTGGCGCCGGTTGTACGCTCCGCCCGCCATGCCTTGGGCGACCTATGGCATGCATCCGCCGCTGGTGGACATGCTGCGTGTCTGCGCCGGCAGTCCTCGACTGCGCCGCATGCCTGACATCGCCGACTTCTACCATGAGTGGGAGTCGATGGTTCGAAAGACGCTGGACATCATCGACGTGCCGCCTGCGAAACATGGCATCGGAAGATGCCCGAACCCGCTGTGCGGAGTCGAATTGACAGCGGCGGTCGGCGCGGTAAGCGTTGCATGTCCCGTGTGCGGCAACACTTATCGTGTGGTCGACGTGCGATTGGGGTTCCTGCGGGAGTGCATCGAATCGGGCAGGGCGTTCACGGCGGGGGAGTGTGCGGAACTGCTGCGCGAATGCGGGGTCCAGTGCAACACGAACACGATTCGCTCATGGCGTAAGCGCGGCAGGCTCCAACCGGTTGGTGAAAACGTGAAGGGGCAGCCGTTGTACAGGCTTTCCGACGTGCATGGACAGGCCGTGCGACGCGACTCGATTTGACAAAATCGAAAGTGCAACGCACAATTGTCAGTGGATTAGAGGGTTCAAACCGGAAAACGGTTTGAACCCTTTTCATATCCACCGATGGATTCTCCTAACTCCTTGGGTTATATCCCGTCCTGTCCGAACGGCATATCGGACACGCTCCGCCCACTCCCGTCAGAGTGGGCATACCTCAATGTGGCAGGCAAGCCAATCCCGTGCTTCCGTGATGCGGTGATGCTCAAATCCGCCTGCCGGTATGCCTTCGTAGGAATCAGTGGTAGATCGTACCGGCCGCGAGTCTTTATTGGATTCTCTTCCTTGTGGCCGCGTGTGGACGCGGGTTCGAATCCCGCCGAAGGCACCCATGAAACAAATCCGGGGTAGGGGTATTGACAATCCGGGAGGGGTATTCGCAGATGATGGGGAGCCCCTACAAGACACGGGAGTGTCCATATACGGGAGCCCCTATACCGGCATTCCAGCAAGCCAACGGCGAAGATAGTCGTCGGCAAATCCACGGCACCCCGGGGCTCATGCATGTGGGGAGGCCACATGAGCAAGCGGCGCAACGAGCGTGTCAGCAACGGCTGGCGGCGCAGACAGCTCAGGGCAAGAGTGCTGGCCGCATACGACGTGTGCGCCATCTGCGGCAAGCCAGTCGACAAGACATTGAAGACACCACATCCGATGAGCGCCGAAGTAGACGAACTCATACCGGTCTCACGGGGCGGCGATCCGTACAGCTTCACTAACTGCAGGCTCACGCACCGCATCTGCAACAGGATGAAGAGCGACAAGACAGACGAACACGCACGAGCGCTGCTGGCCGGCAAGCAGACCATCAAACCAAGCTTGATGCCGTTCAAAACGTTCGGCATCTGACCCGATACCAGGGCAGGGTACCCGGTCATACCCCCTTGGGGTAGCCTCGGGTGCAGTGCCGATTTCTCCCCGCGGATTCAAACGTCGGAAACAGGGGAAACAACGAAAGGTCGGAAAGCGAGGATTACGCCGATGAAGTGCGAACTCTGCGGCAAGGAATTCCAGCCTTCCGGCCACGGGCGGCCTCAGAAGTACTGTTCCAAGTCCTGCCGCCAGAAAGCCGATTATCGTCGGAAAAAGAACAGGCCCGCACAGGACCGGAACAGTAAGCCGCCCGTCAAAGCCGTGGAAACGAAACAGAAGCCGGAGCAGGATCTCGACCAGCGGAGCTTCGAACGGATGATGGACGGCAGCATGCTGGACATACTGCGAGACAACCGTGACCTGCTGCTCAAGGCCATGGCCGATCCCACGACGCCGGCGAACGCGCTGCCCGCGATCAGCCGCCAGCTCATCGCCGTATGCGACCGCATCGAATCGCTCCAGGTCGGTGGCCTGACCGACCTGCTGGACGATGAGGAAGACGAGGTGACGGACGATGTCGGAGCGTCGATTGTCTGAAATCGCCAAGGTCCTCCGCCAGCCGGAAGGCATCGTCGGCAGCGAGTTCACGCGAATCAACAAAGCTGCGCGCAAGGCCGGCATCCGTTTCGACTTGTGGCAGCAGGGCTTCTTGTGGCTTCTGTTCGCCAAGAACGCGGAAGGCAAGTATGCGTGTGGCGCGGACGGCGCCGTGCTGTCCAGCTGCAGGCAGATCGGCAAGACCTTCACCGTCGGCACCGCGTTGTTCCTCAAGGCGATACTCACACCGAACCTGAAAGCCATCTGGACCGCCCACCATACGCGCACCAGCGACGAGACATTCGCGGACATGTGCGAGATGGAGCACAATCCAGTGCTCGGCCGGTACGTGGAACGCATTCGCAGAGCAAACGGCCAACAGGAGATCACGTTCACGTCCGGCAGCCGCATCATGTTCGGCGCCCGCGAAAACGGTTTCGGCCGAGGATTGCACAGCGTGGACGTGGCCGTGTTCGACGAAGCGCAGATCCTCACAGTGCGCGCGATGGACAACATGATTCCGGTTTTGAACACGAGTCCTAACCCCCTGGTCGTGTATATGGGCAATCCACCCAAGCCGGGAGACCAGTGCGATGCGTTCACGGAGAAACGCATGCATGCGCTGAACCATGACGGAAACCTCCTCTACGTGGAGCTCGCCGCCGACAAGGACGCGGATCCGGACGACCGCGAACAGTGGGCTAAAGCGAATCCCAGCTATCCGAAACGTACAAGCGAACAGGCAATCATGCGCATGCGCAACAACCTGTCGGACGATTCATTCCGTCGTGAGGCGCTTGGCATATGGGACGAGACCGCCACCGCATACGCCATCAGTCCCGACCTGTGGCAGGCCGCGGCCGTCGACGACGTGCCCGAGGGCGGCACGGTGAGCTTCGGCATCGACATGCCTCCGGACAGGAGCGTGCTGACCATCGGAGCGGCGCTACGATACGCGGACGGTTCGGCCATCGTCCAGATGGCGAACATCAAGGACGCGCGGCAGGCGGGAACCATGTGGGCCGTGGACTGGCTCGCTGAACGCTGGCCGAAGACCGCCAGCGTGGTCATCGACGCCCAGTCGCCCGCTATGAGCCTGCTGCCGGAACTGAAGAAAGCACATGTGAAGGTCATGGTCACGAACATGCAGGAGATGGGCCGCGCATGTGGCCGGTTCCTCGACATGCTCAAAGCCGGAACGCTCAAGCATCCGCGGGACGAATACCAGCCGCAGCTGGCCGCAGCCGTCAAGGGCGCGACCACGCGCCCATTGGGACAGTCCGGCGCGATCGCCTGGAACAAACTCGGCAGTGACATTGACATAACCCCGCTCGTGTCCACCACACTCGCCCTGTACGGGGCGTGCACGACGAAACGACATCCGGGAAGACGACAGGAGGTGATGGTCTGATGGTGTTCTACATGGCCGACGGCACTACGGTAAGCACGGCACCGAAATTCACCGGCAGCAGCTACCTCGATACCGCGAGCGGCAACATCGGCGCCATCCTCGGCGTCGACGACGAGGACATGCCCATCATCCACGAACTGTTGCGCGTATGGCGAGAGAAATATCCACGCAACCTGATCCGCGGAGCCTACTACGACTGCAAGGAACGGTTCAAGGACTTCGGAATCTCCATCCCGGACCAGATCAAAAACAAGGTCGAGGCGATGATTGGATGGCCGGAACTGGCCGTCCGCTCATTGAGCGATTTGAGCGACCTGGAAGGGTTCAGCATTTCCGGTGACGACACGATGGGTGTTGGCGACCTGTTCGAGGACAACCAATTGGACGTGGCCACGTCCGAACTGATCGTATCCGCATACAAGCATTCATGCAGTTTCCTGACCATCGCCGCAGACCCGGAGGATCCGGAACGAATCAGTATGATTCCGCGTTCCGCCGACTGGTCCGCGGGCATCTGGGACCGGCGCGACCATCGTCTGGCCGCCGCGTTGACCATCACCGAGGACGATAAGGACGGGCGGATATGCGCGTTCAACGTGTGGCTTCCAGGCAAGGTCTACGAATGCTCCGGCCACCTGATGCCATGGCGTGCGGAGAAAAGCGAAACGAACTTCGATCAGCCGACGGTCGTCTCGCTCGCCTATGACAGGCAGATGGACCGGCCGTTCGGCCACAGCCGCATCAGCCGTTCGCTCATGAGCCTTGTCGATGCTGGATTCCGTACCGTGGTCCGCATGGAGGCGTCTGCCGAATTCTATTCCGTCCCCAAACTCTGGTTCATCGGAGCGAACAGGGACGCGTTCAGCAGCAACACGTGGAAGAGCCTCATCCAGGCGATCAACGCGATCAGTGCCGACGAGGACGGCAACCTTCCCCAATTGCAGCAGGTGCAGCAGGCGTCCATGACACCCCATTCGGACATGCTCAAGACGATGGCCATGCTCGTCGCCTCGCAGACCCGGGTGCCGGTCGACTACCTGGGCATCACATTGGACAACCCGACCAGTGCCGAGGCCATGGCGTCCGCCGAACGACGTCTGACACGCATCGCAGACAAGCAGAACGTGGCCTTCGGACGGGAACTCAAACGGGCCATGGGCATCGCCGTGGCGTTGCGCGAAGGCGCGAACACGATACCGGACTCCATACGCGACGTGCACCCGGTATGGGCACCGACAAGGGAGGTCTCCGATGCGGCGCGCGCCGACGCGTTCACGAAGATCGCCGACAAGGTCACCGGCTACGCCGACTCCGACGTCGGACTCGAACGCCTCGGCCTGAGCCGTGAGGAAATCACGCGTCTACGCGCCGACCAGCGCAAGGCACGCGCGCAGAACGTCGTGGACCAGCTCAAGATCCGCGCGGCGCAAAACAGCCAGCAGCAGGAGGCGTCAGATGAATCTGAACAATCTGAATCTGCCTCCGGAACGCCGCAAAGCATTGGAACAGGTGCTTGACCAAGCATGGAAGGACTACCAGGACAACCTCACGAACCTGACCGACGCGGCTGCCGATGAAATCGAGACCGTACTGGAACGCGACCCGTTGAACGCGCGCGAAACGGTGCGTGAATACACGGCCGCGGCCAACCGCCTCGCCGACGACTATTATGCGACGGTACGCACCGCATGGGCCGAATACGCTGGCGTGACCATGCCAGACTTCGACCCTGGATCTGACCTGGAACCGGAACGGGTACTTTGGCAGGTCCAAGGCGGCTTCGCCAACACCGACTACAACGGATTGACCTACTCGCAGGTCATGGCAGGCCAGGCACGATCCGGCGCGACCATCGACGACCTGTGGCCATCATTCTCGAACATCGACGACGCGCAACAGTTCATCACCGACATGATCCGCACCGGCGCCCGATTGACCGAACGACGGAACATACGACTCGACCCCACGAAACCAAAATGGGCGAGAGTACCAAAAGGTCCCAAAACATGCGCGTTCTGCGCCATGCTCGCCTCACGCGGCTACGCATACACCAGCGAGGAAGCGGCAGGTGGCAAAGGCAACATCTACCACGCCGACTGCCATTGCCAACCCATGCCGAACTGGGGCAAACAGGTGCTCGCCGGATACGACGAAACCGCATACAAAGCCGAATACGAGCGAATGAAAGCGCTCGCCGACCGCGAATACGATGGAGACATTCTCAAAGCGTACAGGAGCTCTCCCGGCGTGTGCACGGATTCCGTGGTCCCCGAAGCATTGAAGAAGACTCCGGGCCGTCCGCCGAAGTTCGACGCGAAGCATCCGTTCAGGACCTTCCTTGGAAGCGGAAACCTGAGGGATGCGGTCGTGGGGACGAATCCGATGTTCGATGAGGGTCCGGAATACAGGAACAACTGCCAGCGTTGCGTCGTCGCTTACGAAATGCGCAGGCGAGGATACGCAGTCACCGCGATGCCGAGGCCGATGGATCCCAGGACAGGACTTCCGGCCTTGGACACGGACACTAACCGGTGGGGAAGCTCCTTTAAAGGCGATTGGCGGTCTTGTGGCTCCGATTCAGGTCTTGATGGCGCTTCGGCGCTTTTGGATGAATGGGGCAAAGGCAGCCGCGCGTTCGTCGAAGTGGAGTGGCTTGATGGAACGAGGCATGTCTTCGTCGCGGAGAACCTGAAAGACGGGATACATTTCATGGACCCGCAAACCGGGTCGATGAACGTGTCAAGGTATTTCGAAATGGTCAACCATGGCATGACACGTATAATGAGGGTAGACGATGCGGAACCTACTGAACTGGTGTTGAAATACTGCAAGGAGGGCCAGAGATGATATTGACGGATGCCATCGGCCTCGTCCTTGCCGAATATCCCGGCATGAGGGCGATAGGCGCTGCGGAAAATTCCGACGCATGGATCATCGGCCTTGATTTCGCCGCTTCGACCAGTGAACATCCGGTACCTGGAACGCCAAGCATCGCGGTCGATAAAACATCAGGCGTTTTGCATAGCCTTACTCCTGGAACGGATGAATTCTGGCATTACATGACCGGTGCCAGGAAAGTGCCCATCCCACAGGTCTGAAATCATTCCAAGCCACCCACATGGGTGGCTTTTCTTATGCCATTTTTGGTGGATTGCCGGAGTAGACGAACGGACCCGACTGTAAATCGGGTGCTTCACAGCCACGCAGGTGCGAATCCTGCATCCACCACTCGACCAGCCGGTCCGGTTGGCGGCGACCATGCGCCGTATCGCGTGGGAGGACCATACAGCGCACCGTGGCGCGGTCGAACTCGAATCCACGGGAAACAGCAAGAAGGAGCACAGCATGTTCAACAGATTCCGATTCCCGGCCCGTATCCGTCTCATCGACGGCGGCGGGGACGAGGGCGGTTCCGGCGATAGTGGCGACGGCGGCGAGCCGAAATCGTTCACCCAGGAACAGGTCGACCAGATCGTCGAGAAAAGGTTGGCGAAGGAGCGCGGCAAGTACAAGGACTACGACGAGCTCAAATCAAAAGCCATGAAACTCGACGAGATGGAGAACGCCGGAAAGAGCGAAATCGACAAGCTTAAGGAATCGAACGCCGCATTGCGCAAGCAGATCGACGACGCCGCGGCCGAGAAACAGCACGCCGAATGGGTGTCCGAAGTCGCCAAAGACAAGGACGTTCCGGCCGAACTGCTCCGCGGCGGCAGCAAAGAGGAACTCGAAGCGCATGCGGACCTCCTGCGAGCGGCATTGCATCCAGCATCCAAGCCGCCGAGGGTGAAGAACCAGACAGGCTCTCCTTCGCACCAGAACAACAACAAGGACGCCGAAGAGCTCTCGTACATCCATCAGCTCCTCGGCAGATAACGACTGAAAGGACAAGCCATCATGGCGATGAAAACAGACCAGATCAAGCTCCCCGTGAGCGTGGCCACCGAAATCGTGAACAAGGCCAAGGACACCAGCACCATCGCGTCCCTGAGCCCCAGCACGCCGCAGATCTTCTCCGACGCCGACTACCTCGTGTTCAACGGCAAGAGCGAAGCCGAGGTCGTGGCCGAAGGCGCGGTCAAGAACAGTTACGAGCAGACCGTGGATTCCGTCGTGGCGAAGCGCTTCAAGGTGCAGACTACCACCCGCGTCACGAGCGAACTCCAGTGGGCCGACGAGGACAACCAGCTGCAGATCATCCGCAGCATCCAGGCGGATCAGGCAGCCGCTTTGGGCCGTGCGCTCGACTACGTGATCTACCATGCGATTAACCCGAAGACCGGCACCGCGCTTTCCGGATTCAACCCGTTGAGCACGTCCGCCGTGCAGGTGATCGCCGGCGATGACGAAATCAGCAACGTGGACGCCCTGGCCGATGCGCTGAACGACTCCTACGACATCAACGGCGTGGCATTGTCCAAGACTTGGGCGTCCCGTCTGCGCAAGCTGCGCGTCCCCTCCACCGGCATGCGCTTCTATCCGGAGATTCCGCTGAACCTGCAGGCCGGCAGCCTGGACGGCATCACCGCCGCGACCTCTGGCACCGTCAACGGACGACTGGCCTCGACCCCGACGAAGGTGCTCGCGTTCATGGGAGACTTCAGCCTCATCAAATGGGGCATGGTCCGCGACCTGACCAGCGAGATTATCGCCTACGGCGACCCGGACCAGACCGGCGTGGACCTGAAGGCCCACAACCAGATCGCATACCGTACCGAAGCGATGTACGCGTTCGCCGTCATCGACCCGAATGCGTTCGCCGTGCTCAAGACCAAGTGAGGTGAACGATGAGTTTCCCCATCCAGACGCTTGTGATCAACCCTGCAGGCGAGGAAAAGCACACTGTCGGCCCGTTGGACGCGCAGGTGCGGCTTGTCAACACTGACGGCACCGCCTTCTCCGCCGGTTCCGGTGCCTACGAACTGCCGGAGGCCGGCAAGGACACCCTCGGCGGCATCAAGCAGTTCGCGCCCGAACAGACGATTGGCAACGTTGACGGCAACATCGTCAAGGCCGCCGCAGCCGCTCCGACCAAGGATGAATTCGACAAGCTCGTCACGGCTTTCAATACTTTGGCGAAACAGTTCGATGACACTATCACCGGCCTCGCGGCCTCCGGGGTGATCAAGCTGCCGGACAAGAAGTGACCATGACGGACGAACCGGACATGTTCGCCACCTCCGACGATCTCGAACGGAGGTGGCACAAGCTCACCGACGATGAACGTGAGAAGGCCGACACGCATCTCGCGGACGTGACCGACTACATCAAGGAACGCTCGCCCATCTGGCGGCGGCTCCTCGACGAACGGCCGCGACTGTTGACGAAGATCACCTGCGACATCGTCCGCAGAATCATGCAGGCCGACCCGTACGACATTCCCGGCGGCATCACGCAGATGAACCAGACCACCGGCAGCTTCAGCGAACAATACAGTTTCGGAGCGCCCACCGGCGATCTCTGGCTGCGCGACGACGAGAAACGCATCCTTGGCATCAACGCTCAGCGCGCGTTCAGCGTCGACATGGCAACGGGGGAGACGTCCTAGTGGAAACCATCGAAGTGTGGCGCGGCCAGTCCACCACCGACACGGACGGCAACCCCATCCAGGGCAAACCCGCCCGCGTCGGCACGTTCCAGGCGATGGTCGCGCCAACCTCCACCACCGACCAGACCGAGGAGAACGCCAGCCCGCAGACCACCGAATACACGATCCACATCCGCGGAAACCAACCGACCGGCATCCAGACCACCGACCTGATCAAAGTCAGGGGCCGGCTGCTGCCCGTCAAGGGCAAGCCGCAGGTGTGGGACAACCTCCACGGACGCCACATCGGCGACGTCATCACCGTGGGCGAACGGGAAGGATAAGCATGGCCAAACGATGCAGATTCGTATTCAACCGCAAGGCGTTCAGCCAACAGGTCCTCAAAAACGAGACATTGCGCTCGCGCATGAGGGACGCGGCCGAGGCCGCCGTAGAGGATGACCGTTGCATGGTCCGCGACCATGACGGCAAGAACCGTAGCGGCGTGGCGATCATCTGCCCGGCACCGGTGGAGAAGGCGCACGGCACGCTAGAGGACACGCTCGGAAGGATGCGCGTATGAGCATCCCGGTCACTCCCCGGCGCACGGAATCCCTGCTCCTGCCCAAACTGAGGACACTGTTCCCGGACGTGACGTTCGACACCATCGAACGAAGCGACCTCGAACCTCCCTTCACCGAAGCCACTCTGGCCGACTCCATGCAAGGCATGAGCACCCCAATCTCGCAGTACGTGCGGCTGCGGTTGAGCGTGCGCTGCATGAGAGAGGACCATACGGGCGACTGGGACAAGGCCGCACGCCTGTGGGCCGACATCGCGAGGGAGATCATCGGGCTCGGAAACGTCGCGCCGCTCATCGACGCGTCACTCGAATCCGGGCCGGTACGCATGACTGACGAGGACAAGAGGCTGGTGTGCGCGTACGGCGTGCTCCTGCTCGAGGTCACCGTCAACTGAAACACAACCAAAGACAACGTGCCGCCACACGCGAAGAACGGAAAGGTGCAGACGAATGTCTGACAACAACGAAAAAAACACCGTCGCCGCGCAGGGCGCGACCGACTACGGGTACGTGTCCAGCGGCAACACCGCAGGCAACGTGCGCCTGATCAAGAACTACGCGCTGTTCCTGTTCCCCAAGGGCGACAGCACGTTCGTGGCTCCGACCGGAGTGGCCTGGACCCCGCCGGCAAGCAAGAAGCCTATCGGCTACTCCACGGAGGACGGCGCCGTACTGCATCCGGAACCGGGCGACAGCACCGACTACAAGGCCCACAACGGCGACATCGTGCTGTCCGACACGGATCCGGGCTACTGGACCCTGCAGCTCGCCGCCATGGAGGGCCGCAAGGATGTGGTGTCGGCCTACTTCGACGTGGACGTCGATTCGGACGGCGGCATCAGCATCAAGGGCGCCGGATTGAAGAAGGAGTGGATCCTCGTGCTGGTCGCGCTCGACCAGCAGGACCGTCCGTTCCTCCTGTACGGCACCAACGCGAAGGTGAGCGACCGTGACGACGTGAGCCTGAAATCCAGCGAGATCATGAACTTCAGCATGACGTTCAAGATGCTCAAGGGCACCAACGGCGAACAGTTCCACGCATGGGGCCTCGTCACTGAAGACGCCAAGTGACCCATTGATTCTTCCCGTGCGGCCGATGGCGGTCGGCCGCACGGGACACCCATTCAACCGCCAACCATTAGAACGGAGCCAACATGAGCGACAAAGAATACCATGTCGTGGACGTAGACCTGACCGAAGCGGAAGAGCTCAAACCCGACGTGCACCTCGAGGTCGCCGGCGTCAAACTCGACCTGCCGAACCTCAACAACGCGGAACTGCCCATCGAACTCGTCCAGGCCATCCTCCTGATCAAAAGCAAGCCCGCATTGTCCGACGAGGAAACCACGGCCTGCGTGAGCACGTTCCTCGCCTACTTCCAGACGATGCAGCCGAACTTCTGGAACGTGCTGCGCAAGACCAAACGTCCGATGGCCTACCTCACCGCGACCATCAAGGCGTGGGCCGAGGAATCCGGACTGGACCCAAAAGCGTTTACCTCGCCCACCTCTGGAACAACAATCGCGCGGCACTAGCCTACGACTGGATCCGAGCGTACGGGCAGATCTACAGGCCCGTACGCTTCCGGGAATGGGTTGAAGGCCAACGTCCACGAGTCGATTGGGGACTCGCCTGGGCGTTGACCCGCGAAATCCTCAAAGACCATACGAGCCACTCGTGGATGGCGTTGCAGAACGCCGTCTACGCGCCCGACGGAGCCGAACAGGCGGTCTGGACGCTGTCCGGACAACGCAAACGCCCATGGTTCGACCACGAGCACGACCCGCTCCGCCCGCCAACCCCGACGCACAACCTCACCCGCCGTCAACGCGAGGACAGGGAACGGCTCAAAGCCTACTTCCACATCAACGACGACCTCTGACTCCGACCGCCATCGGAATCCCAACCTACGAATAAGGAAACACGATGGCAGCACAGGACATAGGCGTCGCATACGTCCACGTCGAACCATCCGGCAAAGGATTCGGCAAAAGCATCGAAGGCGACATCGGCGACGCCGTCAACAAAGCCTCCAAGAAAAGCTCCAGCACCCTCATCTCGAAGATCGGCGGAGCATTCGGCAAAATCGGCAAGGTCGGCACAGGCGCGATCGCCACCCTCGCCGGCGGCATCACCGCATTGGCCGCCAAAGGCGGCTTCACCCGCGCCCTCAACATCGAGAACGCGCAAGCCAAACTCAAAGGCCTCGGCCACGACAGCGCGAGCGTCACCGAAATCATGAACGACGCGCTCGCATCCGTCAAGGGCACCGCGTTCGGATTGGGTGACGCCGCGACCGTCGCGGCCAGCCTGTCAGCATCCGGCATCAAGGAAGGCGACCAGCTCACCAAGGTCCTCAAGACCGTGGCCGACACCGCGCAGATCAGCGGCAGAAGCCTCACTGACATCGGCATGATCTTCGGTTCCGTCGCCGCCCGAGGCAAACTCCAGGGCGACGACATGCTCCAGCTCATGTCGAGCGGCATCCCAGTCCTCCAAATGCTCGGCAAGCATCTGAACAAGACCAGCGCCGAAGTGTCCGACATGGTCTCGGACGGCAAAATCGACTTCCAAACCTTCGCCGACGCCATGCAGGAAGGCCTAGGCGGCGCCGCACTATCCGCAGGCACCACATTCACCGGCGCCCTGGCCAACGTGAAAGCCGCGTTGAGCCGACTCGGAGAAACAGCCGCCACACCAGTCCTCGACGGCTTACGCGGCCTGTTCAACCAAGCCATCCCACTCATCGATACATTCACCGCAGCCGTCACACCAACCCTGCAAAAAGTCGGAGCGGCACTCCAACAAGGTCTCGAGAACGCGATACCCGCCACACAGGCGAAACTCAAAAACCTTGGCGACACGATCTCCAACATCCCCGGCTTCCAGATGCTCGCCTCGGCGACGGCCAGCCTCAAAAGCCAACTCACTGGCCTCTGGAACGCAATCACATCACTCATAGGCGGACTCAACAATGGCGGCGAAGCCGCCACAATGTTCTCCACAACCGCCGGCGCGCTCGCGGGAGTGGTCGCTTCGGTCGCGCAGGCGTTGTCGAACGCGGCGGGATGGGCGAAGACGTTCGTCAACACGTTCATCGAGACGGGCGCGTTGCAGCCGTTCCTTGAAAGCCTGACCGGCGTCATCTCCGGATTGGGCTCGCTGGTTTCCGTATTGGCGGCCGCGGTCTCGCAGGCCTTCGGCTTCAACGACAGCGCGCGCACCGCCAGTTCCGCGGCGCAGAGCTTCGCCGGACTGTTGAACACTTTGACCGGCGTGCTCATGACGGTGGGAGGCTGGCTGCAGTCGGTCGGACAGTGGGCGCAGCAGAACGGCGCACTGGTATCCGGCGCGTTGAAAGCCATCACCATTGCATTGCTCGCGGTCAAAGGCTGGGATATCGTCTCGGCCGGGCTGAAGACAGTTTCCGGTGGACTGAAGGCCATTTCCGCGACTGCCTCCGGTGTGGAGAAGACCGCTACGGCCACGTTCGATTTGATTGGCAAGATCTCCGACGCGGGAAGCGCGGCTGGAGCACTGAAGCAACTCGCCGGCTCGTTCAATATTGTCAAGGCAGCTCAATCGGCGTGGAGCGCGGTGACCAAGGCTGCTACCGCCGTGCAGCTGGCATTCAGCGCTGCCTTGGATGCGAATCCGATCGGCATGCTTGTCGTGGCCATCGGCGCGGTCGTGGCCGCGCTGACATGGTTCTTCACCCAAACCGAAACGGGCAAACGACTCTGGAACAGCTTCGCCACATGGTTCATGGGAATCTGGAACCAGATCAGCACCGCATGCCAGCCAATCCTGCAAGCCATCGCCATATTCATCACCCAGACCATGAGCCAAATCCAACAAATCTGGCAAACCGGATGGACACTCATCACCACCGTCCTCCAAAACGTCTGGAACACGATCGGCCCCATCATCATGACCGCACTCACCGCGATCATCACCGGCATCCAAACATTCATCACCACCATCACACCACTCCTGCAAGCAGGAATACAGAACATCCAAACCATCTTCCAAACCGCCGTCACAATCATCAGCACGGTCTGGAACGGACTCTGGAACACCATATCCACCGTCGTACAAGGCGCATGGACCATCATCGCCACAGTCATCAGCACCACACTCGCCGTCATCCAAGGCATCATCCAACTGGCGCTCGCGGTCGTCAACGGGAACTGGAGCGCCGCGTGGTCGGCCATCCAGGGCATCGCGTCGGCAGTGTGGGGCGGCATCCAAGGCGTCGTTTCCGCGGGAGTCGGCATGGTCAGTGGCGTGGTATCCGCCGCATGCTCGACAATCCGGAGCGTGTGGGCCGCGTTGTGGAATGGCGTCGGAAGCATTGTGTCGAGCGTCTGGGGCGGCATCGTCGGCACCGTAAGCAACATGGTTGGCCGTGTCGGGAGCGTCGTGAGCGGGATCGGCGGAACCGTCCGGAGCGCGGTGTCCGGCGCGGGAAGCTGGCTCGTCAGCGCGGGACGCAACATCATCCAGGGATTGATCAACGGCATCACAGGAATGGTCGGCTCGTTGTATTCCAGCATCACCAACGCGTTGTCGGGCTTGGTGGACAAGGCCAAGAACGCTTTGGGCATCCACTCGCCGTCGCGTGTGTTCCGCGACGAGGTCGGCGTGATGGTCGGACGTGGCATGGCATTGGGCATCGACGATTCCGCGCATGTGGTCAGCCGTTCCATGGATTCGCTCGTCTCCTCGATGAGCCTCGACGGCGCGGACTGGTCGAAGACCGGCAGGCTGAACGTCACGGCCGGCACCGGCGCCAATGCCGGCGACGGCGATCTGCGGGAACTCATCGCGGCGGTCGAATCGTTGCACGACGACCTCGGATCGATCATCGCCAGGTACACGCCGACGATAGGGGACCGCGACTTCGCAAGGAAGGTGAGAAGTGCAATCGCTTGAATACGTGTGCGCGGCCACAGGTGAGCGCATCGGCTTCGAGGGGCCGCTGTACGGCGAGACGCTCACGGGACTGCGCGCCCGCGTCTGGGACTACAGCCTCGCCTCACGTGGCATGACGGGCATCACCCGCAAGGCACGCGAGGCGACAGTCACCGTGAAGATCCACGATTCTCCGGCCACGCTCGACCTACTGCGCCGCCTCGCGGACGCCGACATGGCATCCGGGAACCCGGGCACGCTCGTGGCCGACGGCGAATGGGAAGCCAAAGCGTGGATCACGAAAAGCGAACCGCAATCCATCACGCCCACGATGGTCGAGACGCAGTTGACCATCGTGCTGGCCGATGGCGTGTGGCGCCGTCCGACCATGACGCATTTCACGCCGCGATACGATTCCGGAACCGCCGACCTTGACTATCCATATGATTATCCGCATGATTTCGCCGGCATGGCATTGGGTGCCGAGATCGTCAACGACACGTCCATCCCGCAGCCGGTCAAGCTCACGATATTCGGACCATGCGCGCAACCGTACGTCATCATCGGAAACAACCGGTACGAGGTCGACGTGACCGTGCCATCCGGCTCGCGTCTGGAAATCGACGGCACCGGCGATGTCAGGACCGTCACCATGGTCAGCGGCACAGGTCTCGCCACAAACTGCTTCGCGCAGGCCGTGCGAGGGTCGGGCAAGGATTCCGGCCGGTACGTGTTCCAACCGCTCGCGCCCGGAACACAGCCGATCAGCTGGCCGGGAGGATTCCAATTCGACTTGACGGTCTGCGAGGAAAGGAGCGAACCGCCATGGACCTGATCGTCACCGACGCCACAGGCAAACCCGTGGCGAGCCACGCCTCATACACGCTCGACCTCGCGTTCGGTAGCGGGGAGAACGACTTCGACCTGCAGGTCGAAGACGCCGCGCTCAAGGCGGGGAGCCGCATCATGATCGACGGCACCGAGTACGGCGGCATCATCGACGACACGGATGTCGACGTGGACGGAGGCCTGTCCACCGTCACATGGCATGGCCGCGACTGGCATGGAGTGCTCGCCTCGAAGATCATCGAACCGGACAGGAACAACGATTACCTCACCCTGTCCGGCACGATTCCCGTCATCATGCGCACGCTCGTCAGCCGTGCGGGATTGCAAGGCCTGTTCACCGTCACCGACGAAAGCGCCGACCACAAGACCACCTGCCAGTTCGACCGGTACGTGGACCTGTACAGCGGTCTGGTCAAGATGCTCAGGGCAAGCGGACTCAAACTCCGGTTGCGTAATGACGGCGACAAGGTATCCATGAGCGCCATGCCCGTCCGCACGATCGGCGGCATCATCGACTCGGACCTCATCGACTTCACCGCCAAACAGGCGGCGCACCCGATCAACCATCTCATCTGCCTGGGCAAGGGCGAACTCAAGGACCGTACCGTCATCCACTGGTACGCCGACGCGAACGGCACGTTCAGCCACACGCAGACCCTCAAAGGCCTTGACGAACGCACCGCCACATACGAGTTGTCCAACGCCGAAGCCGACGAGCTCGAGGACAAGGGCAGGCAGAAATTCCAGGAGCTTCGGAACACCAGCACCATCGACGTGGACATTCCCGACGGCATCGACGCGGACGTTGGCGACCTGGTCACGGGTCGTGACAACAACACGGGCCTCGTCGTCACGGCCGAGATCTCCAAGAAGATCGTCAAGGTTTCGGGAGGCGTGCTCACCGTCACCTACGAATCCGGAGGTGCCAGCGCCGGCGGCAACAGCGGAGGATCCTCCATCGGGGATGGTGGCCACGCCTACTACGCGGGAGCCGGCCTCAAACTCGACGCCTGGACGTTCAGCGCCGACGTGACCAGAAACGACATCGACTCGCTCAACAACGCATTGTCGGGTAAACAGCCGAAAGGCGACTACATCACCGGCCTGAAAATCGGTTCGGTGGACACGCTCGCCCCCGGTGCACAGGCAAGCGCGTCGCTCACGGGCGCCGGCAGCGACAAAACCTTGAATTTGGGGCTTCCGAAAGGCGACCAGGGCCCGCAAGGGGAGAAGGGCGACAAGGGCGACACAGGACCACAGGGGGCCACCGGAGCGACCGGACCCACCGGTCCTCGGGGAGAGAAAGGAGCGACCGGGGAGCGAGGGCCGCAAGGCGTCGCCGGTCCCGAAGGCCCGCAGGGACTGCAGGGGATACGCGGCGAGAAAGGCGATAAGGGTGATGCCGGCGCGATCGGCGCGGCGGGACCGCAAGGCCCGACGGGTTCCACAGGTCCGCAGGGTCCCACGGGTCCACAGGGAGCGACCGGCCCCCAGGGCAGACAAGGCATCCAAGGTTCCCAAGGCATCCAGGGCCCGCAAGGGGAGAAGGGTGACAAGGGCGACAGCGGCGTATCCGCCCCCTCGAACGGCTTCTTCACGCTCAGCATGGAAGGCGACGGCGACCTGTACGTGAACTATCCGGACAACACGAACCCACCCTCGTTCGTCTGGGACTCCGAGAGCGGGAACCTGTACGTGGACATCCCGGAAAGGTGACACATGGCGCGACTATTGATCGGCAACATCAAAGGACCCAAAGGCGACAAGGGCGATACCGGGGCCACCGGCCCGCAAGGCAAGCAAGGAGCGCAGGGCGTTCAGGGAGCTAAAGGCGACGTCGGCCTTCCGGCGCTCGTGATGAAGAAATCCCTCGTCGGCGAATATCCGGTGGGATCCACTTTCACGGGGAACGTGAGCGAATGGTTGAACCGAACACCACTCGCCAACGAATATTCGACCGCATTGTCAGGTGGCGGAAAATACAGCATCGTCTGGCAGTGCGTTTCGCAATCCGGCGGCCAGTTCCAAGGGAAGACGGTTTCCAGGCAGTCCATCATCGGAGCGCAAGGCCCTGTCGGCCCGCAAGGTCCAAAAGGTGACGTCGGCCCACAAGGCGTGAAGGGCGATACCGGCGAGACCGGGCCTAAAGGAGCCACTGGAGCTGCCGGCCCTACCGGCCCGCAAGGTCCTGAAGGGCTGAAAGGTGACAAGGGTGATAAAGGCGATGTCGGACCCGCCGGAGAAGGAGGCCCTACCGGCCCGCAAGGTCCGAAAGGCGACACCGGCCCTGCCGGACCTACCGGAGCAACAGGCCCCACCGGGCCGCAAGGCAAGCAGGGAATACAAGGTGCGCAGGGACTGCAGGGCCCACAGGGGCCGACAGGACCGCAGGGTGCCAGCGGCGTGACGGCGCCAACTTCCGGATTCTTCACACTGCAGGTCGACCCGAACGGAGACCTGTACGCCGTGTACGCGGATACGACCACCGCGTCGGCGGCTCCCGTCTCCTACGATCCGGCGACGGGCGACCTGTACTACATGATCAATGACGGAAAGTAAGGAGCGCATATGACGAAGATTCTGCTCGGCAACGTCAAAGGCCCCAAGGGCGACACCGGACCGCAAGGCAAGCAGGGAGTGCAAGGACCGCAGGGCCCTGCCGGCGCCACTGGCGCGACCGGGGCCACCGGAGCGAAAGGAGAGGCCGGCCAACGCGGCGAGACCGGGTTGCCTGCCTTGATCATCACACGCATACTATCCGGATACTGGACGTCCGCATGCTCGGATTTTGACTGGCGGGCACTCAGTTTCAACCGTGCCCCGGTCGTAGGCGAATACTTCTTCGCCATGACCAACGGCGGCAAGAACCTGATGTACGCGCAGATCACAGCCACCGGGAAAAACGTGACGTTCAAGCCAGTCTCGAACACAAGCCTCGTCGGCCCGAAGGGCGACAAGGGCGAGACGGGCATGAGCGCAAGCCAGGCGTTCATCGCCGCCCACCCGGTCGGCTCCCTCTACTGGACCACCGCCACAACAAATCCGGGAACCACCTACGGCGGCACCTGGAAGGAATGCAACACCATCCTTCCAGGACACATCTACCAGCGCACAGCCTGAAAGAGAAAGGAACATCAATGGCACGAACCACGAACATCACCAGATACACCTGCGACCGATGCCACGCCTCCGCATACCTCGCCGACGGTGACCCACGCACCTCCAGCGACTGGCACGACATCACACACACCACCGTCGACGGAGTCGCACAGGGCGCGCTCGTCTGTACCGCATGCTGGCAGACGTTCAAAGCGCTGGCAGCCACGCAGGACGCCGCCTACGCCGCATACCTCAACAACACAACAGATAGGAAGGAATGACCATGACCATGAATCTCATCACCGGCAAGGCCGGCGCTCCGCACATCACATCCAGCGACCAAGGAGCCATGCAGGCCGGACTGGTCGGAAACGGCAACTACCTGCTGCAAGGCAGCGACGGCAAATTCCCCGCCGTGACCATGCAGTCAGCAAACAAAGCGCTCATCCCGGTCCTCAACCTTGTGATCGAAGGACGATACGCACGCGTCACCGCGGCGGAAACCGTCACCATCGAAAGCGGAGTCACGGGACGGAACCGCAACGACCTGATCTGCGTGAAATACACGCGAGGTTCGAACAACATCGAAACGATCGCGCTCGCTGTGTTGAAGGGCACCGCCACCAGTGGCACGGCGGCTGATCCCACGGTTCCGTCGGGTAGTATCCTGAACAATTCCGGTACCGTGTGGATTCCGATCGCCCGCATTCCGATCAGTGGCATCACCGCCGGAACTCCTGTCATGCTTGTCAAGCAGTTGCCTCCGATGAGCCAGCTGTGGGATTCCGTAACCCTGTACCAGGATTCCAATTGGATCATCATGCGTAACGGCAGGATGATTTTGATCAAGTTCAGTGGGAAAATCGGTTCGGGCAGTTGGGATGCTGTTGAATGTCCGGTAAAGCTCGCGTCCTGCTATCGTCCCATCGTTGACTTGGTGACTGTCTGCCTTGTATCAAATGGGCAAACGGCGCGAGGCCTCACGGCCAGAGCTGATGGAACTATCCGAGTGGCGAACTTGGGAAACGTTGGCAGCAATCAGGATTGCGTCGGCACGCTTTGTTTCCCAATCCCATGATTTCTAGCTTTCCGTAACCCCGATTCATTTCACGAAAGTGACCACCGACCCGGAATTCGCAATCAGTGGATACGTCGTCAATGGTTTGGCGACCGTCTACTGCCGGTGGGTCAACAAAGGCCAATTCCAGAAGAAGGCGTGGGATGGTGTGCCTTTGGCAAGCATGGATGTGCGGGCCGTAATGGAAGGTTTCGGCGTGTTCGTGGACAGTCAGCAGGGCAGTCAAATGCAGAATCGGCTGCTTTATGTGGTCGGCAGCAGCGTGTATTTCCGTCCCGCGTATGATGCGACCATTCCCGCAAACACATGGCATGCCGGCAGCGTATCGTTTCCCGTCGCGACGGTTTAGGCAACGATATAGGTCATCGTCGTGGTAAAAAAGCCGCCGTTCTGGCTACCACCGTAAGGCGATAAGCGTCTGCGGTTGCGGAATCCCAATTATGCATATTCCACATCGCATGGTTGCTGGCTGGCGGCCTAGACGAATTCCACACCATCGGGCACCGGAATGATCTTCGAAAAGCATTGGACGATATCGGACGAACCCACGCCTCCGATAAGCGTCACCGACCCGTCCGTGTTCCAGGTCGCCTGTTTTCCGTACGTGGTGCCGTTCACGTTCGCGACGCACCCAAGACCGATCGTTTTGGATGGCTTCACGCCCGCTTTGAACAGCCAGACAGTGAAGTTGCCGACGTTCACGGTGCTTCGGAACGAAGACAGGTCCACGAAAATCAAACCATCCCTGACCGTGATGGTGTTCGAAGCGCCGTAAGCCGCCGGAACGAACGAGCCGGTGGACTGCCATTGCAATTGGCACGTCTGGGTTACGGAATGCTATTTCACCGGCCAGCAGCCGCAGACGCGGAAATAGTATCCGCTGTTCATGCTGCCGCTGATCGTGACCTTGCCGTCAGAGTCGAATGACAAGGCTCCATGCTGCTCGTTCACACCTTCCAGCAGTATCGCGCCTTCACCTTCCGGCAGGAAACCGGCAGCCATCGTCTCATTCACGATCAGGCCGTTGGAATTGATGTCGGATGTGAAGGACGTGTTGCCAAAAGCGAACGCCATCATGCCGACTTTGGCGAGATGTACCGTCATGCCGTATGGCCCATGCCAGATCTGCCGTTCAAGGGTTACGGAAAGCTATTCAGGCGAGAATGTAGGTCATCGTCCCGGAGAACGTGCCGCTGTCCTGCGCCGCGCCACAATTGGCATAACGGAAATTGCCATTCGTTTCCAGAATGAAATCACGCTGGCTGCCACCATCACGCCCCGACCACGTACCATGCGTGACGACCGCAGGCCTCCAACCCTCCGGAATTGTACCGAACTGTCCACTGCCCCACGAGTCAGGGCTCGCGCTTTTCCAGTTGATGCTAATCTGCGCGATCTTGCCAGACTTCACGCCGGTCACGGTGCCATACTGCGATTTAATCAAAGTCTGGGTTACGGAATCCCACAGCTGGCTCATCGGAGGCAACTGCTTGACAAGCATGAC